CATACGATATTACAAACGATAAAGAAGCATTTAATAGATTTTTAAAACTAGGTCAAAGAACTGTTCCACAAATTGTCACTGATGGAAAGCATCTTGGTAATTATGATACCTTAATGGAAAATAAGGAATTATTCTTATTTGAAAAGTCTGTTAATATGACAACGGCTTCAGAGTCTTATAAACCATTTAGATATCCATGGGCAGTAGAGTTAACTAAAAGACACGAGCAAGCACATTGGATTGAAGATGAAATTGATCTATCTGATGATGTGTCTGATTGGAAATCACCTGATAAACTAACACAGGAAGAGAAGAATTATATCATTCAGGTGCTTAGACTGTTTACTCAATCAGATGTAGCTGTAGGTCAGAACTATTACGATTTCTTTATACCTAAACTAAAGAACAATGAAATCCGTAATATGCTTGGCTCATTCGCATCAAGAGAAGGTGTACATCAAAGAGCATATGCCCTCTTGAATGATACATTAGGACTTCCAGAATCAGAGTTCCACGCATTCTTAGAGTATAAAGAGATGGCGGATAAGGTTGAGTTTATGAGAGACAACGATAACTCTAACTATTCTAACTTAGCATTAGCTGTTGCTAAATCAGTATTCTCTGAAGGTATATCATTATTTGCATCATTTGTAATGCTACTGAACTTTCAAAGATTCGGTAAGATGAAAGGAATGTGCAAAGTAGTAGAATGGAGCATCCGTGATGAAACTATGCATGTTGATGGTATGACACAAATCTTTAGAGGTTTCTGTGAAGAGCATCCTAGAGTAGTAACAGATGACTTTAAAAGAGAGATCTATACTATGCTTCGTCATGTAGTGGAATTAGAAGACGCCTTTATCGACTTAGCCTATAATGGTGAAGTAGGGGTAGATGATTTGAGTATTGCCATGGCAGGTCTACAAAAAGAAGATGTTAAGTTATATATTAGACATATTGCAGATCGTAGACTATTACAACTTGGATTAAAACCTAACTTTGAAGTAAAAGATAATCCATTACCATGGTTAGATTGGGTATTAAATGCCCCAGATCATACTAATTTCTTTGAGAATCGTGTTACTGAATATGAAGTAGGCGGACTCAAAGGTACATGGGGAGAGGTATATGCTGCATAATGACCCTGAATCAGAGTTTGATATGCATTGCCCAGATTGTAATATAGAGTTTGGTGTACTGTACCCAGAAGTGTATGAAGAGAATAATGTATTACCATCATACTGTCCATTCTGCTCAGGTAAAGTGGATATAACAAATGATGGACTAGATAATAATGACGGAGATTATTAATGATAAAGAATCTACACCAGAGATTGGGAAGAAGGATAACACCATTAAAGATGAGACTGAGGAAGAGTGTAGGGAATGGATATATGAAGACAAGATTTACAACTTACCGGAGGGCTGTACTAGCAAGACAATGTACGGGTTCGTATATCAGATACAGGACAGAACAAGTGGCAAAAAGTACATTGGTAAAAAATTCTTCTGGGCCCGAAAAACAAGACAAGTTAAAGGTAAAAAGAAAAAGTACTTGGGTGAGTCGGACTGGAGGGGATATTATGGATCTTCTGAGAGGCTATTATTAGAAGTAAACAAAGATAAAGGTAGATTCAGAAGAGAGATATTAAGACTATGTAAGACTAAGTCTGAATGTGCGTACTTTGAAGCTAAGTTACAGTTTGAACATGATGTATTACTTTCAGATGAATATTATAATGATTGGATAATGGTAAAGGTTCGTGCAGCTCATTTAAAAAAACTTAAAGAAACACTTGACATTAACTCAAAAATGTAGTATAATATAGGATATATAATGATAAATGTAACAATTGAGATCCCGATGGAGTCGGACCCAGTTAAATATGAGGTCGATGATATAACAGGTGAGTTATATCTAGATCGTTTCCTAGATACTGCAATGTATTATCCATGTAATTATGGATTTATCCCTAATACTAAAGCAGCGGATGGAGACCCAATTGATGTTTTAGTTATTACACCGTACCCTTTAATATCTGGATGTATAGCTAAGTGTAAAGTATTAGGTGTACTAGAAATGGAAGATGAAGAGGGTATTGATAATAAGATATTAGCAGTTCCTAATGATAGGTTATATCAGAAATGGTATGATATTGAGGATGTACCACAAAGAACATTAAATCAAATTCTCCATTTTTTTCAGCATTATAAAGATCTAGAACCTAATAGATGGGCTAAAGTATATGGTTGGAAGTGTGCAACTAAAGCAAGAGAACTAATAATTAATTCAGAATGTATATAAAATTTAACACAGTAAGAGGAAATAGTAATGGTATATAAACATTTGTACGAAGTATTTGAGCAAGCAGCTAAAGAGAAAACAGTCAAAGCTAAAGAACAATTTCTAAAAGATAACAACTCACTAGCACTCAGAGATTTTGTAAAGGGAGCATATGACCCTAAAGTAACTTTTAATTGGATACCAAAAGGTCCAATACCTTTTGAGAAAGCTAAAGTAGAAGACTTAACATCCTCTCTTCTACATAAGACATCTGAGTTCCCTAAGATTTCTGATAATGGACCAGGATCCGCAATGAAGCAAATTGATAAAGAGAGGACATTAATTACTCTAATGGAGACAATTCACCCTAAAGATGCAGATTTAGTTTCGTTAATGCTTACCAACAAATTCAAAGGTAAGTATAAAGGGATAACTGTAAAGTTATGTACTAAAGTATGGCCTAAACTATTTCTTTAATAAATGCCTACATATACATTAAGACATATAGAGTCAGGAGTTACAGAAGATAGATTCCTATCCATCTCTAAGATGGAGGAATTAACCTCACCTCAAGGTGGTTATGAGCAATTAATAGGAGCTCCTAAAATCATATATGAAAAAGGTGATACACTCTCCCGCACAGATTCTGGGTGGAATGATGTATTAAAAAAGATTAAATCAGGTGCAGGTAAATTAGGACCTCGTGCTAATACAATTGAGACAAAATAAATTATGAAACGATATAAACATTTTAAACATTTAAATACAGATCTTGGGTATGATGATCTGAATGTATCCTATCGAGATGGTACTAGATTATATGAAACACCCAATCATGAAGCGTTTCCATCAGTAACTTCAGTACTTTCTATTTTATCTGAAAAGGCTATAGAGAAATGGCGTAAACGTGTAGGTGAAGATAAAGCTAATAGGATATCATTTAGAGCATCTACAAGAGGAACTGCTGTACATGAAATTATTGAAAAGTATATACAAAATTCTAATGAATATGCTACAGGATTTCTACCTAATATACTAGATAACTTTAAATCAGTTCAATCAACTATTGATAGATATGTAGATAATATAGTATGTCAGGAAGGGGCACTTTATTCAACTCACTTAGGTTTAGCAGGTAGAGTAGATTGTATAGCTGAATGGGACGGTGTATTATCTGTTATTGATTTTAAAACATCAGCAAAGCTAAAAAAGAAGGAATGGTGTACTGCATATTTCATTCAAGAAGCTGCATACGCTATTATGTTTGAAGAGAGAACTGGAGTACCAGTTAATCAATTAGTAACATTAATTGTTGTAGATAATGAAGAACCACAAATCTTTATTGAGAAACGTGATACTTGGACTTCTAAATTAATTGAAACAATAGGAGTATATAATGAAAGAGAAAATAATTNACCTATTAGAACAACAAAACAAATTAAACACTATTATTAACCCTACATGGAAAGACGATAGNACTCGTGCAGATTTTATTAGGGCTATGATAGTTGAATCAGGTGAGCTGTTAGAACATACTGATTACAAATGGTGGAAGCATGGTACTGTAGATATTGCTCAATCACAAATGGAAATTGTAGATCTTTGGTTCTTCTTCTTCTCATTAGTTATCTTAGACCCTGCTACATTACCCTCTAAAATAGGGGAAGATAAACTAGAGTATTTTGCTCAAATGTTTATGGATCATTCAGGTCTTGAAGGTACACCAGACCCTTCACTTACAACAAAATCATCTAAACCTGAATGGGATACAGAAAACGTACAAAGAAGGACTTTATATTTTGTACATTCCTGCTCACAGATGACACCTAATCTATTATCTACTATGTATGAACTAGCTGAGTTAACAACAGCCGCTGGTATGTCATTTGAAAAGATGTATGATATGTATATGGGTAAGTTAATACTAAACATTTTCAGACAAGAGAATGGTTATAAAGAAGGAACTTACCGTAAACAATGGCATACTGCTACTTACGGATCACCTAAGACTACGTTAGAAGATAATCAAGTATTAACTGAGATTATGAAACGAGAATCAGACCCTAAACTAATTAAGGAAGCTCTTCAAAATGGATATAAAGCAATCGGATACTCAGGCGGATAATAAAAAGACGATAGTAGGTAAACCATTATCAACTATATATGAATTTTACATATCAGGAGATATTGAAGAACCTGACCATTACTCAGAATGGTTTGATATTATCCGTAATGTNGGACCACACGATGTAGTAAGATTATATATTAATTCATTCGGGGGTGATTTATTTGCAGCTATTCAATTCCGTAATGTAATTAAACAATGTCCTGGTACAGTAATGGTTGATGTGGAAGGTGCTTGTATGTCAGGTGCTACTATGATTATGTTAGCTGCTGATACTATCGACGCTGCAGATAATTCTATGTTTATGTTTCACAACTATTCCGGTGGTGTTATTGGTAAAGGGGGTGAGATGTATGACAATATTATACATGAAAGACAATGGTCAGAACAACTGTTAAGGGATGTATATAAAGGATTTCTTGAGGAGGAAGAGATTATACAAATACTAGATAATAGAGATATTTGGATGGACGCTAATGAAGTTAAAGAAAGGTTAGTAAAAAGAGTAGAAAACACTTGACAATCTATTCGTAATATAGTATAATAGTACTGTAGTAAATAAACAACACTTGTTGTTTTTTATAAATAGAATTGTAATCATATAGGAAGGAAATAATAATAATGAAGAAAGTAATTGAAGTAGTATATTATATAATGGGTTTAACAGGATTTCTCATAGTATTAGGATCCGTGGACTCTACACTACTCGCAGTTGGTGAGATGGTTTTTTTAGGGTTTGGAGGTCTTTCATTAATGGTGTTAGCAATGATTGCTATATCACACCTACACAAC